GTTAGCGATGTTGCACTCAACGCCAGGATATGCAGTACGCAGACCCTTGGTGGTCGAAGCCACAGCAGAATCAGCGATAGCGGCGCCACCAAAGCGACGCTGAGTCTTGGCAACAGAGATACGCACAGCATCAGTTGTGCAGCATCCGTTGTTACCAGCAGCTACAGAAGCAGCCATGATAAATCACCTCAGTTGGTATAGGACACAGTTGCAACACGGAAGGTTGCATCAGTTGTACCAGCTACAGTAAGAACATCACCAACACGGTAACCATCTCCACCTGCAGCAACGGTCTGTCCAGTGACAGCACCGCTTGTAACAGTAGTAGTAATGGTGCAACCAGAGCCGTTGATGTTGTCATCAGTAGTGGCTTTAGTACCCGCCGTTTGGCCAGTACCAGCAGTCAGTCGAGTTACCGTGACAACAGTCCCACCCTCGCGTCCGGGTTCAATCGGAGGACGAGGGTAGAACGTTGTCGAAGTGGTAACACCAACACCGTCAAAAGGTTGAGCGGCCATCGGTAATTACCTCAACTATCAGGAACGAGCAGACTGCAGTTCGATAGCAGCAGCAGGATTCAGGGTGCCACAACCCATGGCAAGACGACCAACAATCACGTCGCCCTGGTACATGGTACGCACATCAGAACCGGTGGTCTGCACTTGAGGACCAATGGCCTCAACCACACCAGCGGCATCCTTCTGGTAGATCAGACCGCAGTGGGTGCTGAAGTCACCAGAGTAGTTGTTGTTCTCACCGTTGACAGAAGCAACGTTACCAGCCAGGAAAGGCAGGTTGTTTGAACGCTTGATGCTGATGCCAGCGATCTCATAGAGACCATCACCAGAGTTCATCGAACCCTGAGTGTTACCGAATTCACGGTACAGGATGTTGGTATCAACCTGGCTGATCAGTGCGTAGTACTGACGAGGGGACAGCACAGCAACACGACCTTGCTTAGGCAGGTTCTTCTCATCCATGATGGAAGCAGCTTCAAAGAAGGCGTCCACGATGGCCTGAGCATCGTATTCCTTATTAGCACCAAGTTGAATGATGCTACCGCCGGGCTCAGGACCAGGAGCGGCAGTGATGGGGTGAGCTTCACGAGCAGCCTTCGCAATAGTGCGGAAGATTTTCTTGTCGTAAGCTTCAGCCAGAGCGTGACCGATCTTAGCGGCGATCTCAGAACGCAGGCTGTAGTGGGCGAGAGTCTCATCCAGGTCATAGACAAATGCGCTGGAAACCAGCAGGTCGTCGCAGACGATGGTCTTCTCAGCCACCGGGGGATCGCCAGAACCCAGGATCGGAGTACCGGGTTCATGGTACGAAGCCTCCATACGGCCCGTGAAAATGAACTGCATTGCCTTACCGTTCTTCAGGGTACGGCTTTGCACAGTGCCTTTTGCAATCGTTGCCGATTCATAGGCTTTGAACATCTCGCCCGAGAACAGGCGAAGATAGGTTTGATACTTGGTATCGTAAGCAGTACCAAGAGCAAGAGGAGTGGCCGACGTATTATTTACGCGACCTACAGGAGTAACAAGAGTGTTAGCCACAATAGTAAAGAGAGAAGTCTGTGTTCGTTTCTCTCTAAGCGCTTAGAGAATCACATGAGTGAACATGTGTTCATTAAAGTTGTTTCTTGATGTCTGTCTCTCCAGACCGTCATGACTAAAGGTTGTCTTCCGTAGAAGGCCAATAGTCAATTCTTCCATCGGGAATCGAACCCGAACTCTTCGGCATGTCGCCTATGTCCTGACCACTAGACTATGGAAGACACCACATTGCTGTGGATTTCAGCCCGATTAGTGTGCGTTAGCACGCACTGCGGGAACTATTTCTTAGCAGTCTTTGCAGACTGTTTGAACTGTGCCGCAGTAGGAGCACCAGCAGATCCAGGCTTCCTCATCTTCTCACCAGAACCATTCTTGATGCGAAGACGTTTGGCATGGATGTTTGCATACAAGCCTTGCTTAGCCATCACGGCCACGCAGTACCGCCTGCTTGAACCTTGACACCCTTCGGGCTCAGTTCAGTCAGGGTTTGCGCTGCCTCACCATAAGCGCTTTGAAACGCTGGGCTGTTAGCAGTAGGAGTAACGTATTGAACTGTGACCGAAGACACCTTCGGATCAAAAGGATTAGCTCGTGCCATTTTACTTAACTCTTGTAATGGTGACTTGACCAACACCTTGGCTTCTTAATCCAATTGTCTCAGCAGCAGCACGACTCAGATCGATCTCTCGTCCGTGAACAAAAGGTCCACGATCATTGATACGGACAGTGACGCACTTTTTAGTTGAGGCACTGCAGACTCGAACCTTCGTTCCAAAAGGAAGCGACGGGTGTGCAGCAGTCATTGAATTCATGTTGTAGATCTCACCGGAGGCGGTGCGATTTCCGTGATACGGATGGCCATACCACGAAGCAAGAGAAGCAAGAGTGAGTGTCAAATAAAGCATTGGTTCATTGCAAGGGACTTTTATATTTCCATCTACTTCTTCCCGATAAGGAAGATTCCCCACAAATACGCGCAAAATATGGGGAGTTATTACCGTTCGGGATCAGCAGCCTTTCTTGCCGCCGCCGCCTTTACCGCCTTTGCCTTTCATGATTAGAAGTTGAGATCGGACATTTCAAGCTTTGCAGCTACATCTGCACGGTATGCAGGATCGTTATCGTAGCGAGGATCGCTCATCGCTCGGACAAGTTCTGCTTGGCTACGGAAGCCCTGCTGATTGCTAGGAGCCTTACCAGTCAGCATCTGACCGTCATAGCCCTGAGCCTCTTGGAATCGGAAAGCCAAGGCATTCACAGCGAAGTAACAGGCAAGAGGATCACCCCTTTCCATCACTGCGTCATACATAGAGATTTCCTGTTCACTCAGAGATTCCTGAGCCCAGCCCATCATCTGTGCATACTGCTGCTCACCACCGACAATGCCTTGCAATGTCTGCACATCTTCAGCGGTGATTACCTCACCCTGTGGACCAGACTCTTCAATCTGAGCACGGTACTCAAGGTACATCTGTGCAAGGTCTGCAGGATCCATCTTCTCCAGAGCCTGGAGGGTCTCTTCGGAATACTCATCCTGTGACTCTTGCCAAAGACGATCAAGGAAATCAGTGGTGATCTCCTCCTGTTGAGTCTCGTCTTCAACGGGTTGTTCCTCTACTTGCTCAGCATTCCGCTGGGCAGGATCACCCAGTTTCTTTTGCAGCTCAATGTATGCCTGTTCAAGATCCTCGGCATCTTTGAACTTACCTGCCAACAGCTGTTGCTGTTGTTGTTCAAGAGCCTCACCCACTTGAAGTGAGTCAAGCTCTTCAGCAGTAAATTCTCCGTCTTGAGCTTCAGTCGGATCAAACGTCAGTGTAGCCATTAGTAGTGATAACTTTTAAATTGCCGAGTCCAACACGTTCCACTCGGTTCGGAACTCCAACACTGGGTTTACCAATCTTGGTGCGAGGTGCATATTTGTTGCCAGAGTCATCGAAGAACTCTTTATCTTCAGCCGATAGCGGGGGCGTTACCGGTTTCGATTTGACCTTGGCTGGGCGGGACGGGGTTGCCTTGTCCACTGATCATCTCCATTGCTTGTGGGTTTTTGCTTGGGTCAAGTAGAGGTGTCTTTGCAAGCTGACCAATCTGCTGTGTAAGCATCATGTCTTTCTGCATGTTCACGTTCTGCATCTGCTCTTGCTGCATTTCATCGCTGCTCTTAACAAGGTTGAGAACATCAATGCCTTGAGCAGCTGCAAGCCGCTTAATTACCTCATCACTATTGATGTATTTCGCCAGTGCTTCTGGACCCATTGTTTGAGTAATAGTCTGAAGGAAAGAACCAAGGCTCTCTCGATCCTGACCACGCCCAAGTGCATTCACACCAGCAACGATGGTGGGCTTGACAATATCCTTTGGAAGACGTGGGATTTGCCCAGTCTTTTGGAAGACATTGAGTTTACGGTTGAGATAAGGAACAAGGAACTCTGTAGTCAGCAGACTGAACAGTCCACCAAGCTGTTGCTCCAACTCCATCTGAGTCATCCGCACCTCTTCTGCTGTAGTCCGTTCGGACTGACGAACACTGAGGATCAGGAATGCTTCAGACAATCGACGTTCCAGTTGCTGCATCATTTCAAATGCAGTTCGGAAGTCAGCAGTCTTACCAACCTGAATGACGCCAATGTCATCAGGCCTACCTTGAACGATGGCACCGTTGCCTGCTTGAGCCAGCGTTTGGGGTTTGGTAGTGCTTGAGGGTGAAACTACGAAGACGACCTTAGCGGCTGCTGCAGAGCCTTCTACGAGTGCCTGAGAGAGTGCTTCAAGGGACCGTAGGTCACCAATGAATTCTTCTACTCGGCCTCGTCCATACACCTCACCATCAACAGTATTAAAGCGCAGGACTAACCAAGGGTTTGCTTCAACGGGAGCTTTACCCATTGAACCTGGGATGATCTTGTCTTCATACTCTTGATGCCAGACGAACCTATTGTTGTCACGGCGGATGTGGGTGTAGATATCAACCTCATCATTACGATCTGCCTCAGTACCGTCAGGACGGTTAGGCAGTATCTGAGGAAGAACCTTTAGTAATAGCTTTTTAGAGATCCGTTCTTTCGTGACTATTTCAAGCACATTGCCGTTGCCATCTCTTTCAACAACGAAGCGGTTCAAGGGGTACAGCTTAAGCTGTTTCTCTCCCATGAAGATCAACGCATTACCTGTCACCACCAAATGCTTCAGTGCTTGGTGTACGACGACACGATCACTAGAGGCAGCGATGGATTCAAGGATAGTGCGCTCAATCTTTGCAAAGGAAAGATCCAGCTCAGAGCGGACTTCGGGTGGGAAGTCCTGACCCAATGCACTGTCATCTACCTGAAGCTTAAAGAAGCTGGTCTGAGGAGGCAGTAGAGCCAGCATCAGTTTAGATGCCAGAGTGACTACCCCCTTTGCACCAACGCTTTGCCAAGGAGTTGGTAAATGACGTGCGCCTTTGATCCACTCCTCTTCACCACGATTCAGGTAAGGAAGAGTAAGGTCAGCGGCTTGTCTTGCGACGTTTAGAAAGTTGGAACGATCACTTGCTAAATAGTCATACCTTTGTTTGGCAGACATTGTTAGATGTTAAGTGCGTTTCCGTATTGCAGTCCCCGACCAAGGAGACCAGTACCACGGCCATAAAGACCAAGTTTTTGAATGCGTGACTTAGCGCGGCCAAGGCGATTAGCACCAGCTGCACCAGTACCACCACCAGCCATCATTCCAGGACCACCAGTTGTGGTTGCCTCAGGTTGGTTGGTAGTGACAGGAGTGTCGGTTGTACCAGGCGTGTCAGTACCACCAGTAGTGTCACCACCAGGGGTGTAGCTGTAAGGACTCATCATCTGCATGGGAGACTGGAATGCCTTATTGGAATTCTTCGGTGAGTAACCACCAGCAGAGTTCACCTGATAGGCACCGCCACGTTGCAGCGGAATTAGACCAGCAGCAGACTGAGCAATGCTTCGGTCAGTAGGGTTGCTTAGCTGGAAGTTATTGTATGAAGCATTACGGTAGTTGGTAACGGCTTGACCGATCCGCCCGTCACCGTATGTGCTCTTGCCAATCATTTGATCAAAAGCCCAGCCAGATGGTTGGTTCTTGATGATGTTGTTTACAGCATTAGATCCAAGACCAATCTTGAGCTTTGAGCCCCGGTCTTTCAAACCAGCATTCAGCTGATCCAACTGACGCACAGCCTTGTCAGCACCAACATCGAATTGCTTGGTGATCTTCATCAGCTCTTTGTTGCCGATGTTCCCATCCGAGCCAGCAATGCGTAGCGCTTGCTTAAGACTGTCTGCATCACTCAGCTGCTTTGGCTGAAGTGACGCATTGTATTTATCCATCTCAGCCTGCAGACCTTCACCAATGGTGAGGCCAGAGTTCTTCGCATAATCAAAGAACTGCTGAGGGGTTTGACCGGAAGCAATCGCTCGGTTGTAGGACTGAAGCCCTAACCCCTGCTGTGCTTGTGCCTGCGATTGGTTGAAGGCCGACATGTTTTGCCGAACCTGATCACCAATCGTCCCTCCATAGCCACCAAGGAAGTTGTAAATGTCTAGGTCGCTGTAGCCAGACTGTTTGGCACGGTTGTACGAACCCATGCCAAAGCCGCCATTGCTGATAAAATCAGATACTGCCATTGTCCTCTTCGGTAAGTCGGTGTTGGATCCACTCGACCACAGAACGTTGGCCAGAGCGGTACATTATTTGTGAAATACTTTCACTAGGGTTGGGTGTTGTGGGTGGAAAGTTCTCATCTAATTCAGCGATGAGTGAGCTGAGCTGAAGACCATGTGTCTCAAGCGTATTGAGGTAGATTGGGGTTTGCATGTTCAAAGAACGCAGGCATCCGAGCACGTTGTGTTTCGATCAGACCTTCAGCCTTACCTGCATACATCAGGCTGTCGCTTTGATCCAACCAGAACTGTTTGTCCAAGTACTTGTTCTCGGAACGCTTCAGCGGTTGCATCACCCAGTTAATGGTTGCCTTCCGCAGCTTGTCCAGTGAAGGGCTAACAGTCAGACCAAGCTCACGGCACACCAAGCTATTGGTAGCTACGTGAACCTGTTCATCACGACTGATGTCAGCACTCACTGTTCGCATTCCAGCGTCACCATTAAAGCGGAAGAACGGGAGTAGTACGAAGAAAATCGCACGCTCGGCAACCATCGCCTTGAGGACAGTGTGATCAGGATGCGAGACCCAAGCTTCCCGGAGGCGCATTGCTTCGGCCTCAGCTTTCTCGTCAACGCCGTAAGCGTTTGCGATGTAGCCGAGAGCCAAGTCGTGGTTTTCTTCGTCCCGGATATTGGACAGCAGTAGGTCGCGTGATAGTTCTGGAACTTCATGAGTCAGAGCATCTTTAATAAAGTCCCCAACGGGGAGTTCCATGTGCCGCAGGGCAAGAGCCCGGAAGATGGTTTCTTCCGAGCCCTCCTTGACAGCACCGGCTGTGGTCTGAACAGGAGACCACTTACGCTTTCGACTAAATAGTTTCTGATAGGGATTCATTACTCTCCGCAATTACAGTCAGGTGCCTGGTGCGGGCTAGCGCCCACAGGATCATTGAGAAGCGCATCCAAGTAATCGTCCACCTCCGATTCATCAAGTGCAGCGTAAGCACTCGATTTATCTTGAGTGTCTCCCATCACTTGAAGCGAATAGTAAAGGGAGGTCTGATCAGAATTCAGCCACTCTTCAATAAAGGCTTCGTCATAGATGACCACATCGGACCAGCTATTGAACGAGTACCCGTGAAGAAGTCCCGTGATGTCAAGCATCCGTACGATGCCGTTAGCCACCTTGAAATAATCTTCCCAGCCAACTTCAGACGCGATCTCAACAGGACCGTAGTCAAAGCTCTGGACACCAAACGTACCGCTGTCACGGTCAACCTGGCGGGCAATAGGAGGAGCGATCTCAGGGCAGGTGGTGTACCCATCGAGATCGGTGTAGCGGTAGCTGCAGGAAGCAGTAGGAGCAATGGCGAAGGCACGGACCATGCCGTTGGCCTTAGCGATCTGTGCTGCCTCTTGGATGCCATTACGAAACTCATGAGCCAACACCGCAGCAGGCGTGTGCTCGTGAGGAACGTTGTTGTTGATGGCAGTTAGGGCTTCACCAAACTCCTTGTAGGTCACCCCTTGGCGACGGAGCAGGTTGGCCAACCCAAGCATTCCGAGACCGACCTGGCGATCAATCTCTGGAGTGAGGTATTCACCACTGTCTCCGACACCCGTCTTTGCATGGAGTGAGCACAGCTCTGACATTCCGGTACTGAACGCACGTCGAATGTCATCAAATTCGCATGCCCCAAGATTGACATGTTGCAGTAGACAGGTTCCCCGTGAGGGCAGGTACACTTCCAGGCAAACGTTTCCGTAGACACGGTTTCCATACTTGTCAACCTTAGTTTTGTTCAGCCAGATGTCACCACGTTTGATGCCAAGGATCAGAGCTTCCTTGACTTCTTCGGAAGCAAGGTTCCACCAGTGCCAATTAATGTTGACACAGCGTTTAACCCAAGGCAGCTCACTACGGCTAGCAGTAATAAACTCAAGCACATCAGGATGGTTGAGATCCAGATGACATACAAC